TGCTTCTTCTGATCCTGGTTTCATTTCTGAGGTTAGTTTAACGTTTACTCCTTTGTCAGCTAATTCTTTAGCTTTATTCTCATCATCAGTAGCAACCATACCTTTTTCAGCTTCCACAAGTTGTTTTCGTAATGATTCTTTGATGAGTTTTAACTTTTGAGTTTTTTCGGTAATATCTTTACCTGTATATGTACCGTCTTTTATTTTTTCTAATGTGAGTTCACATTTAGTTAGACGATCTTTTATTTCTTGATAGGTCATTTGAAATTGTTTTATATACGTATATAAATAAATAGTCTAAGTACTGCTATAGTTAATTACCCTATAAGGTAGATTACTTTTAAATAACGCATACCCTATAGCTACACCCTCTCCATTACCAACTGCACCTTTATGTCCCCAAAATTTGTAAGAGTTTTCAGTAAATGGTTTAAGTAAAGAAATAAAGTATTTTAAAAATTCTGTATAATCTTGTAAAGGAAAGAACATCTTATCTTCATGCACTAAGGTAATATTATTTCCATCAATGTTTTCTTTTTTTAATATATTTTGAAAAAAATCAAAAAAAGAAATACCATTTAGTTCAATAAATTTTAATTTACCAAAAGTATTTGCTGCATGCCATGTGTTACTAAATTGTATGACGTCTGAATTAAAATCAAAATTATTAATATCTCCTTCGAGCCACTCTAATATATCAGCATCGTACATTAATACAGAAGAGTTATACTGTTGTATTTTGTTAATTCCGTATATAAACTTATCAAAATAGTTAAAAGTGGTCTTTTCGTACAAATCAACAGTAACATTTTTAAACATGTGTGGTTTGTCGGTAAGTACGTGGATGTTAAAGTCCTTAGAAAATTCTGTGTTTAGGAACTCTAAAACCTCATTTACGTAAAAATCACCTACAGCACAAGTAGTGAGTAATGGTTTATTTTTTTCTTGCACTTTTCATGTTTGCACACCAGTGATACATTTTACCTTTTTCTCCGCCATATTTTTTGGCTTTCGCTCTAAGGTCTGTTACAGATCCTTTACATGAGGCTCCTGATTTTTTAACTCTGCCGGGTCTAGATTTACCTTTTACTGTACCGTCGGCGTAGTTTTCGTTTTTAGAAAAAACTGTAGGATCACCTGATATCTCACCATGATTAAATCTAAGTTCAGATTCTATTCCTAATACTCCTAGTTTTGCTCCTAAACGTTCTTCTGTTTCAGAGTCTCTTTTTAATCTAGCGTTATAGTACTTTATATATTCTAAAGCTTCTACTTTAGTAACCTTCTTTTCATTTTCATATTCACCTTCTTCATTGGTGTAAATGTAAAATGTACCGTGTACATCACCTTGAAAGATCATTTGTATTTGATCATTATCAAGATTACGTTTACCGTCTATAACACTAATAACTGTTATATATTTATCAATAGTAGCTTCTTCTCGAAGTACTTCTTTAACAAGTTGTATGAGTTGAGATTTTTTCATCCTTTAACTTTTATACAGACGTCTTTTCCGTTTTTAGTACCGGCATATCTGTATCCTTTCCAGCATGCTTTACCGTCAACGCCTTTTTTCTTTTCTGTAATTTGTACTAATTCTCGTACTAAGGTTAAAAGTTGTGATTTTTTCATAGTTTATCTGAGTGCATCATTAGCATTCTTATAATAATACCGGCCATAATACCGAAAATAATCCACAATGCTCTAGTGACACCAGCTTTCCAATGTTCTATTTCAGCTATCTTAGCCATCTGCTGATCAAAGTCTTTTTGGTTAGATTGTAGGTACTGTCTATATTCAGTATTCTTATTTGTATTCACAATAACCCCATTATCCGGATTTAATAATGTATATTTCATATCAGATACATCCTCTTTCATAGATTCAATATCTCTCTGCATTTGTTTAAGTTCCCCGTTAGGCATGTGTGCTTTAACATGCCTGATTTCTTCCAATAAAGAGTCGAGTATTTCTTTTTGGGTCATTGCCAATGTTTATATATAAATATTAGCTAATGTGTTTACGGAAGACATTTAAATACCCTTGAAGATTTTCTAGTATTTTACTTTTGTAATCGTTAGACATTCCGCTCCAACTCTCAACATCACCTTGTTCGGTAACATAAGTACCTGTATCTTCTAATGATTCGATAACCCAATTTTCAACGTCTTGTATGAAACCGGCTATGTTACCATTTACCATACGTTTTTCGTATGCTTCATATAACCCTGCTTTTTGTAATTCAGCTTCCATTTGCACAGTACATGGATCAAAACAAAAGCCATGTATCTTATACATTTTTTTAGCTAACCAATGTTTCATTGAACCACCACAGTTCGGGCAAGTAAGAGGAGTACGAACTGCTTTTTTAGCAGCATCTAATTTAGTGACATTTTGTTTAATGCCATTTTTTATAGTCCAAGTCTTACCAGACTCTTCCCATATGTCTCCTTCTTCGTGGTGTGTGTAAGCTTTTTGATATCCTGTTTGAGATTTAGTTTTAGATGTATAATCTTTATTAACTAAATTTCTAACTCTTTGGATATCACTTTCTTTAAATTCTTTCTTAAGTAGTGATTCACTCATAACTATTTTCCTCGACCGGTTTTTCTAACGCTTGTAGATCTTTTAAAGTTTTGTCTACTACCAGGTGCATTTTTAGTATTAACTTTTTCGTTATTGTCTTTTTGATGTCTACTAGCAAAAAATTTACTACTCATATCCTAGTTCTTTTAATTTTTCTATAACATGGTTAACATCTCCGTCTTTACATCTAATTGCAATACCACCTTTAGATGTCCATTCATTAATGTTTGATTTTTTGTCATCTATTAAGATAGATTTTTCATTTGCATATCTCTGTTTATCGGCTGAATAAGCAAATATGACTTTTGGTTTTGGATTAAGGTTATTTTTAACCCATAGGTTTTTACCTAATCTTGAAGTATTGTCTCTTGAAGGAGAAGTTAATAGGTCTGGTTTGTATGGTGAGATAAAGTCCCATAATTGTTTACCGTGAGGCATCCAATCCATACCTACCCAAAATCTAACTCCTATTTCAGTATCTATTAAGTGCCAAAATGCAGCTATTCCTTTTTCTTTTTCATACTCTTGAGGATGCATTCCAGTAAAGTGTTCAAACCTTTTTTCAAAGTCTGTTAACACTCCGTCCATATCACAATATATCTTGTAAGGTGGAGTTGGCTTTTCTTCTCTAAGAGGGTAACCTTCTTTTAATAAATTTTTAAGACTTTCCATAACCGTTTTTTGTTTTATCTTCCCAATTTCTAAATGTAATATTTCCAACCAAGTAAGCTTCTTTTTCCAATTCTAATAACGAGTCATCTTCGTTGGTGTTTGATGTTTGTATATTTCCTAATCTACCTTCTATATTCTGTATGTGGTGAACCATTTCATGAGTAAATGATCTCATAACATCTTTAGGGTGTCTTCCTTGAGTGTACAGTACTATGGTATTTTCGTTAGGGTCGTAATAAGCTGTTCTTCCAAAAAAGTCAGAAGCTTCTACTAAATCTTTTTTAACTTTAACTTCTGGTAGTGGGGTAATTTTCATTCCTTCATCTAGCATGTATTCTAATATAGATGCCATATAAGGAGTATAATCGAATCCCGCTCTTTCACCTTCTTCTTTTAATCCTACTCTAACGTGATCTTCTTCAAAAGTAATTCTGTAGTATTGATCACCTAAGATCTCTCTTAATCTTTCGTATGTTCTAATAAGTTTTTCTCTGTCTTCAGATTTAACAACTGATCTAGGAGCTATTGGTGCTCCAGAAGAACCTTCTTGAATAGGTTCTTTTTCAAACCACTTATCAAAAAGATCATCAACTTTTTCTGCCATTATTTCAGCAATGATACTTTTCTTTAACATAGTAATAATTTTTAATATTTCTTCTCTAGATAACTCAGCAGGAAAAAAATCTTTTACAGTATCTAAATTACCTGATAGTATTGCTTGTCTAAATTTTGTTGCTCTTTGCTCTCCAGAACCCGTAATTACTAAACCTTTAACATTAGGGGTATTTTTGTATGTTGTAATACGTCTAAGATCCTGTATATCTTCTTGTCCCCTAACTCCAGTAACTGCATAAAAACTAATATTAGGGTTAGCCTTAGCATAATCCTTGGCAGCAAACATAGGGTTTTTTTGACCATCCATTATTTCAACTCCTGGTAAATGTTTAGCATACATTTTCCATACAGCAGTTGACTCTTCCTTAGTCAATCCATTTCTTTCTCCTCCTCCAATAAAAACCAGTACTTTTGATATAGGTTCAACTTTATCACTTTCTCCAGACAATGCTGCTTTACCTACATCTTTATATGACTGTACATCATATAACTTTCCACCGTGAGAACCATTCAGTAGTTTTTTTACAACTTCAAAATGACCTCTATGAGGTGGTTTAAATGCTCCTGGGTAAAGTGCTACTGCCATTATGATAAGAAGTTTTGAATATTTTGATCTATCTCAGCTGGAGTAGAATGTTGTAATATAGCTTGGAAAGTGGGACTATAGAGCATTTCAGCAATATTTTCAAGGATGTCATTCTCTCTTTCACTGGTTTTTTCTTTTTCAGCTCTATACTTTTTAACCGCATCTCTTAATTTATCTTCTCCAGGTCCAACTCCATTGGCTTGGTAAGCTTTTAAAAACACCTTTTTAAGTGCTTTATCTTCTGATCTATTATCTTTATTATAATCTATATTGGCAGTTGCTTTAAGAAACTCTTCTTCTTCTTGTTTAGACATTTCAACAGGTACAAAAAATGATGAACCACCAATATCATTTTTATTATTATAATTTTGAAGATAATCTTTAATACCCTGTACGCCGTTTTTGGCTGCTGTGTCAAATCCTTCTACTTCGTCTTTATATTGTCCACCTCTATCGTTAATAAAAATTGACATATTACCACCAGTCATTTTTTGATAATCTTTTATTAACTGGTATACATTACGCCAAGTTGAAAAAACTGCTGATGAAGGTACCTGTCTTTTACGTCCAGCATTTGCAATATAAGCAATCATAGGGTGGGTATAAACCATCACCATGTAGACATCATATCCTTTATTAATAATGTCTTTAACCTTTTTAGGGTTAGATGCAGTGGTATCCCAAACAAAGCTAGTTTTGTCGTCTGTTAATTGGTCTGCTTCCTTGTTCGCTAGAGCGACGCCCGACGTTAGTTTGTTGTATGCTGGACTCTTTGGATCCTCCACGTATTTGTCTGGGTTGACTAGGGGGAGTGATCCTAGATCGAGTTGGTTGAGAAGGTATGACTTCCCTGTTCCAGCTCCTCCTGCCATTACTACGATCTTGGGACGGTTGCGTGCTTCTAGGATTAGTGTTGATAATTTCATTTCTTCTTCCGTTTATTCTGACTCTTGGTTGTTCTGATCTTGGTCTAACTTGTGGAATTTCACGTCGTGGTATGTACCTTGTCTCAGGTTGATAATAATACCTTTGGCGATACCAATATGGACGATACCAATCATTATACCAAATGCTATAAGTGGGGTAACGTAATCTCCAATCACTCCAGTAATACCAACTATTGTTTCCATAGTAAAATTGCCAATCAGAAAATGTATTATAGTTATACTGACGTTGTAACTCTGAGATTGGAACTTGTATTGTATCTCCGGCCTTTGTCACTGCCAGTACGTTTTCTACTTCGTAACGAGCTACCGTATATGTTCCGCAGCTTGTTATAGAAACGAGTATTAACGCTAAGATACAAAGTTTTCTCATAGTTTTAATGTCGTTGGATAACTATTATAAATAGGTTCGGTAGTAGGATGATCTATTTTATAAAAGTTATAAATAGATTTAAACAGTGCAAAATTCTTATCAATATCATCGATTACTTTAACTTGCCAACCTCTTCCTTGATACACACCTTCTTTCTTTGATGCAGATCTTGTATGTGATTTCAACCAAAGTATTCCAGTACGGTCTATTTTTATACCTCTCATTTCCTCAATAGCTTTAGCATACGCAGCTAACTGAAGGTTATATGAAGAATGAAGATGTTTAGATGTTTTAATATCTAAAAGCCAAACTTCATTATCCATTTTGACTAAAAGGTCAGCAGTACCGGCATATTGATGTTCATCAGAGTATACAAAATCTTCCGAAGATATCAGTTCAGGTTTATGGGTTAACCAAAATTCATGAAAACGTAAAATCATTTCCCACACTATTTGGGAGTATTTTGCTTTGCCGTAATCATCCATCCAAGATACTTCTTCACCTAAAACTAAAGCTTCTGCTGCTTCATGTACTTGGGTTCCTTCTTTTGCAGCATGACGAGCAATGAGGTCGGCATTATGACCTACGTCTTTCAACCAATTTTCAAAAAATTGATTTCTTGGCATGTATTGGAGTATGGTGGTTACGGATGGATAATACACGCCTTCCGACCTCTTATAAACTCGTCTATCTAAAAAATTAATCTGCTGTAATTGTGCATTAAAATCTAATCGTTGATTAGAATGTTCTTTTAGGATATTTGTTCCTTGTTTAATCATAAATCTAATTTGTGCAGCATAAGTTTAGAAAAATCTAACTGTTCTGCAGATTGAATATGCTTAGTAAAAAATTCAAAACCCATCTCAGATGGATCTTTATCTGGTAAATCTACCAAAAATACTCTTTTACCTTCACTTAAAAATTGTTCAGCTATTTGTAATGCTTTTTTTCTAGCATCTTGATCTAATGCTATGTATATGTCTTTTAATGGACTGGTAATTATTTGTTTGTGTAGTGATGTTGATATACTTTTCCCTAAAATAGGAATAGCATTTCTGCGTATAGACATAGCGTCAAAAACACCTTCACACAAAATAATTGGTTGAGCCCAGTTTATTAGGTTTTCGAAAAATATTATGTCTTTTGAAGCTTCGGGGTTTTTGTATTTAAAATAGTTCCCATCAAAAGCTCGTGCAACAAAAAAATTGAGTTGACCGGATTCAGAATAACTTGGGATAATAACTCTTCCTCCATATTCTCCACTTGTTGCGTATCCAATGCTATATTTAATAAAATCATTTGTACTAAGTCCTCTCTCATGTAAATATTTTCTGACTAAGTTAGCAACTACTGATGTTTGTGAAGCGGAATATAAAGGTTGATATTCTTTCGGTAATTCTATTATAGATAGTTGTTTATATTCAATGTACGTACCTTTAGGAAGATACTTAAGTATGTCTGCAGCTTGTTCCTTAGGAGTTTTTAGCTGATATAAAAGAGATTTAATTGTTCTACCTCTTGTTTGACATACCCAACATTCCCAAGGGTTATTACCCTCTTCATTGGTTGCTAGATTAATTTCTAATTTAGGTTTACGATGATTGCAAAAAGGACAGTGGAAAGCATAGTTATCTCTAGCTCTCTTATGGCTTTTGCCCAATATATTTTCAATGGATCCTAAAAGGAAAGTATAATCCATAACCAGTCCGTATCTTCAATAAGATAAGAACTTTATTTAAAACAAACAACTTATATTTCGTTATTTTGTAATAATTCACCAATCGCTGCAGAAACTGATTGGAATAATAGTGTTCTATTATCTATATCAAGATAGTCTTCAAGTTTGTCAGTAATAGCTTCTGCAAGTTTTACTACATCAGCATTTGAGAGATTTAACTCTTCTCTTACTATAAACTTTTTGTTTTCTAATATGATTTTTGATAGTTTCATATTTCAAATTCAAATTCTATATTAGGGTAGTAGTATCTTTCTTTATCATAATCAGCAAAGTTAGCACCTCCTGTTATCTTAAAACCTTTGGCAGATAGGAAATTTTTCATGTTCTGGTATTCAGATGGTCTAATATCTTCTCTACTTTTAATGGTTACTTTACCAATAGCTTTATCACCGTTTGAATGTTGAATTATATGAACATGTATATCGTCACGATTGTAAGTATCTCTCATCTCATTTTGCAAATCTTGAGCTTCAGTTTTGAACTTACCGTAATAATCGTCTTCTAATATAATTCTACTTAATTTCATTTTCCTTGTCCTACGTATATCTTTTTATAGTTCTTAGAACTTTTTAATTTCGATGTTTTAGACTTAGCATGTATGCCTGGTCTTTTTCTTTTAGCTTTCGGTTTGTAACTTACAATGTCGTAACCGCTTTTTTTCTTAGCCATTTAATTTCCAAATCTTTAAAACCAAATCACCACTTCCTTTAATGAGACGGTGATATGTCTCTTTTGGTATAAATAGTTTATTATTTTGTAATTGACGTGGGGTATCATTATCTAACTGAAATAACCAATCTGTATCGTGTGTGGGTTGTATCCAACGATCTTCTTTATCTCTATGCCAAACGAATTCAAATGAGGGAGTAGATTGTAGAAACTCTCTAATAATATAACCTTCTTTTATTTCCTCTTTATAAGGACGCATTTAAAGCCTTTAAAACCTGTTCATTATTCTTTAATAAAGATAATGATTTTTTTTGAGACTTCCTACGTTTAGGGTATTTAGTTGTCTGCGGGGATGAGTGAGAACCTCTTGCCATTACCAGTAACCTGAGAAGTTAGAACTACCACCTAATGATTTCCAGTAACGTCCAATGTTACAAGACCAGTAGCCAGCTTTTGTTTTATCTTTTTTAGTTGCACATTTATGTCTTGCAGCAAATGAAGCTCTTGCTCCTTTTTGTTTAAACTTAACAGAAAGACCTGTGTCACCAAAAGATACTTTTTTTACATTACCTTTTTTAGACTTTACATAAACGTAGAATTTTTTACTACCACCACGTTTAGGTTTATTCAGCTGTACCTTTTTGCCTTGATATTCAGCTTCATTCATATACCCTACTGAGGCTTTTAAGAGATCAAATCCATTATAATCAAATGATTCATTTTGAATTTGAACTGCTTTTCTAAATTTGTCCATATCGATTTGGCCTCCAATTGACTCTACTAACTCTTTGATCATGTCAAAGTCAATCATCTCTTCTATTGAAAGAGCTTCGTCAATTGTATCCTCGTTCTCAATCATCTCGTCAATTAGTGCGCCAATTTCGAATAGTGGATTATATTTTGTTGAGACCATAGGAAGATCTAAAGGAACTTTCATTCCATTGTAGTCTCCATACTCTCCTATATCTGTTGTTTCTAAAAGATGTTCATCTTCTTCGTTTAATGTAATATAACCGTCTCTCCAAGCTTCTCTTGCCTCAGCAAATAATTGTATAAAGGCATCGCTAGAATAACGGTAGACATGTTCAGATAAAGTGAGTCCATTATCTATGTGATACTGCAATGAAGGGTAGCCGATAATTTCTTTTAGTCTAATCATTTTTAAAATCTTTTCTGTAAAACTTTCCTAATATATTGTCATTAATAAATTGATGACTATATGTCTCTAGAACGTCATTTATAAATAGGTGTTTGCATTCATAATACGTTAAGAGCTTCTTATTAGGTACTAAATCAAGTATTTTACGTTCAAAATCTTTTCTAAGATCAGTAGACTCTTTTACATATTTTATAATAGTGGGATGAGAACCGTAGTACTCTTTCCAATCAGATTCGGTAACTACTTTTTGCTTTAACGGTACCCGTCCACCGATGCCTTTTTCTTTTCTTTCTTCACGCAAGGCTTCTAATGCTCGTTTACCAAGCTTTTTGTTTCTTTCAAAATAAAGGACTTTTTTGCCTATGTACTTTAGGCCGGTAGGTTTGTGATACACCTCATAGATAAATCCATAAGTGCCTTCTGGGAAGTCTGATATATCGTTGAAGATCCTACCCTGGTAAGTCCAGGTAGGGTAAGTCATTTCCATATAATTTGGTTTCTGTCGCTAGAGCTTTGACTTCAGCTCATCGATTTGTAACTGCTGTTCTTTTACAGCTTGAATCAATAACGCGACAATTTTTTCATAACGAACTGCCTTATAGCCATTATCTCTATTGACTACTATTTCTGGCAGCACTTTTTCGATCTCTTGAGCGATAACACCAATATCGTGACCGCTATGCTCAGAATTATCATTCCAATCAAATTCATATCCTCCTATTTGATTTACTTTATCTATTGCCCCTACTATGGGTGTAATATTATCTTTTAATCTTTCATCAGATGAATAAAATGCTGTTATATCTCCGATAGAAGTTACACTGCCTGAAAAATATGCACCTGATGCAGAAACAAATCCTGTAATATTGAGATTACCAGTTGTGTTTATGTTACCAGATCCTGATATATTACTGTTGTTTAAATCTAAATTACCTCCTAACTGTGGTGTAGTATCTTCTGACAGGTTAAGTAACCCTGTATCTGATCCAGTTATAATAGTTATATCGAACGTTGATGAATCTCCTTTAGTGAACGTTATTACATTTTGATCAGCAGATGCTGTTGTAATTAAACTACCTGTTGAAGTTAATGTAAAAGAACCGGTATCAACCGTTACGGAAAAAGTACTTAAGTCACCTTTAGTAAACGTTATTATATTTGTGGAAGAGGATGCAGTAATAATTCTAGCATCTAATCTTTCTGCAACAGAAGAACTTAACTCAGTAAATGAACCTGTTATATCACTAGCTAATTGAACCGATGATGAAACTAAGGTTGGTTTATTAACCAATGTGTTGAAATCTGTTGAACCTGTTATTCCATTTGATACAGACACTTTACCGGTAAATATATGTGTGTCATCTTCTGTATCTCCAAATTGGGTACTACCAGATTGGTACACTATTGAGGAAGTAGTAATTGTAGTAATAAATTGTTCTGCTCTTAAATTACCATCAATGGTTACATCTCCAGTTATTTTTGCTGAACCTGTAATAGAAACATGTCCTGTTGTTGATGTATCTCCAACAATAATAGAAGAACCTGTTAATTTAAGGGTACTATTTTGATAATCAAATCTTAAGTCAATTGAACCGGTATGAACTGCATTAGCACCAGATATAGCATTACCGGATTTAAGTTGAATATATCCATCTTTACCAGATGGGGGGTCTACTGGAAAGCTGATTGAGCTAGAAAGTGCAGTGTATTTATGAAACTTTACAGCACTACCTTCTACAGATGCAGAGTAGAAAAACTCTTTAAAATTCTGATCAAGCTCACTATGAGAAAGTGGCGAACCTTTTGATGCTCTTAATGTTATTGCCATTTCTTATTATTTATTTTCCAAATTTTGCACCCTTGTATATAGGTTCTGAATTAGTTCTTGTTGTTCTTTAATTGCTTCAATTAATACACCAACTATACCGTTGTAGTTTACACTAAGATAGTCTTTATTATCTTTAGATACAACTTCTGGAATGGTGTTTTGTATTTCTTGTGCCACAACTCCTGCTTCATCTATACCATTATTTCTATCAAATAAAACTCCTCTAGAAGAAATAATTCTAGTCAAAGCATCATCTACAGTGCGAATATTGTGTTTTAAACGTTTGTCAGATGATTGGTAAAGAGCTGCTGATGTTCTTATACTTCCAGATACCTCTAGATTATATGTAAGCGGTAGATCATTAGTTTCATCAATATTTATACCTACACTAACTCCTGCAGAACTTGCACTTGCTATTAATCCTGGAGCAGTTGTAGAAGCATTACTCCCTGTGAAAAATATTATTCTTCTATTAACACCGCTTAACAACCCTTTGGTTAATGAAATTTCATGTGATGACTGATTAACCGGTACTGCGGCACTACTGGTGTAGTGAAGTATTAATGTAGCTCCACTATTAGCAACAGAACTAGAATAGAAATAACTACCAAGGTTGGTGTCCATTTCTTGATACGAAAGAGGTAGGCCTTTATTTGCTCTAAACGTTATAGCCATTATAAGTCTAATTTAATTACAAATGTCATATCACTATTCCTTGACTTTGGTATTGGTTTACCTGTTTTAGCGACTGCAATTAATTCATTTGCATCATTATAAAGTCCTATGGTGGTAACGTACGGTGTAAAATAACTACCGGTTGTATTGTTACGCAGTTGTCCATATGACCCTGTAACCGCTGATGGATTATAAGTAAAGTTCATTTCTGAATCTTTTACCTTACAGTGCACATTATATGTATAAATAGGTTGGTTTGATTTCCAACGTAAAATAGGATTTAAATAAGTAGTGTAATAACTTGCTAAAACTTCATCTGTTAATACTACTTGACCTTGATTATAAATAATATCACCGACCACTCTTCTTTCCTTGGTAAAAGAAAACTCAGAACCTGAAAATATTAATGCTCCTTCTCCGTCGTCTACAATTTCATTACGTTGTTGATTTTTATCTATATCAATATACTGACCTGGAGAAGTTCCTAATACTGATTCAGTAACATATGTACTTTCTGATATTATATAATCTTGAGTATCTATAGGGTTACTACCGTAAAGGTATTCTATATTTTCAGTAAATAAATCATCACCTGTATTATAGTCTGTACAGTATCTATCTACAAAGTAATTACTACCGGTTCCTACTAGATAAGGTTTTAATATAAAAGTATTGGGTTGAACATGTGTACCATACACCTCATTAGGTATGGATAAAACGCCCACCTGTTGACGTAAGTGTCGAGAACCACTAACTGTTAAAGTTGACTGTAGAGCTAAATCTCTTGAACCACTGTATATACCGGTAAATAAACTATCGGCATAATATAAGTGATGTAAACTACGGTGGATTAACTTTTGTGAACTACCCAAGAAGTAGTCATTTGGGTATTCATACCCGAAATTAGAACCAGTTGCTAAACCTCGTAATGTCTGAATATTATAATCACTAACTACGCTACCTGAGGCTTCCCATTGCTTACGTGCAATATAGTCAGAGACAAATACATCTTGTCGGTTTAGTTTTTTGTAGGCACTCATTCATTAATAGTCAAGTTTGATTCTTACAAGTGCCTCTTTTGTAAAATCTTTTAACAAAGGTCTTGAAAGTTTAGCTACAGCTAACAAATCATTATTATCATTATATAATCCAACTGCTGTTATGTAAGATTGTGGAGTATCTATCATAACGTTATGTCTGATTTCTCCTGAACCTGTAATTAAAGACGGGTTGGTTGAGTAATTAAACTCACTGTTTCTAGCTCTAACAAAGACAAAGTTAGATGATATAGTTTCTTCAGCTTGTATTCTAAAATATGAACCGTAATCTAATGCATTATAAAGTAAACGGTTGTTTAAGTCTGCTGAATTTGCATTACGTAAAGTAGTTAAATCAATACCACCGTCTGCTGGTCTAGCATCTAATGCTTTACCGTTTAATAAAATTACACCTACATCTGGTAATAGTTTACCATATGAACCTGAACCGTTAGTATATCCATCTGCTTGTTTTTTACCTGCTGATAAATTACCAACTGATCCTGAAATTAATTCATATACTCTACCGGCATCAGTAAATGTGGTAGTTGTTGTAATTTGACTATTATCAGTTAATTGAAGTGTAGTGCTACTACCTGATACATTTAATCTAAGGTCTAAAGTCCCAGGTAAAAGTTTTTCTTTATATCTTGCTCTATCAATAGATAATACATAAAAGTAGTCGGAAGTAACTGTGCCAAAAGTAAAATCACTTTCTTCATCACCTAACACTAAGTTTCTGTACTGTCCATATACGGTACCGGATGGAGATTTACCAGGTACGTTTGTATTAAAAGCTAAGGAACCACTTCCTTTTTTGTCAGCATAAGCTACAGCAAATTGTACTCTTGAGCCAACTAAGCTGGATCCTGTGTTATATATGTTGTAGTAGTAGTCAGCTGACGTTCCTCCTACCTGTGTTGAAGAGGTGAAAAACGTAGTTAATGCTACTTTATCTCCTGTCCATATTGGAGAAGTAATCGATTCAGCACTTACTACAACGTCTTCTTGATCAAATCTTTTGTATGACATAATTAGTTAGTTTTAGTAATTGTTACTGGAATCGTTAATCTAGCTCCTGAACCTCTACCAATTACCGTTACTGTTGTTTGTAACTGTGTTCTAGATCCAAATAAAGTGTTAACAGAGGTTGCAGTTAAGTTTATAGTAGTACCAATTACTGTTTTTGAAACGTTGGTACCAATTGTAGTTGAAGTATTTAATCTTTCAGCTTCTTCTGTATTTATTCCTACACCTGAGAATGAATTAAGTACTCTTACGTCTGCTATTGTAGCAGTATATCCTTCATTTTCAAATATTGTTGTTGCTCCTAAGTAGTTAAGTGTTTGAGGGGTAATTGCTACTGAAGCTCCTTGTTTTAGTGTAATTGAAGAATAACCTAAATCTAGTATAGGTAATTTAGAAGTACCTCTAGGTAGAGTTGTTAATTTATACTTCATTATTTGTGTCTCATCAGCAAAAGCCTCTAGTAACGGCATGTTTTCGATAGCTTCTCCGTAGAGTGCAGAACCAGAGGGATGTGTTGGATTGTAAAGAGTGTAATCAATCTCATCATCTGATAAAGCGAATTGAGTGATTTTGAAAGAACCGTCCCCTCTAGCTAACAGCTCTCTTCCTTTTTTGGTTAGGATCGCATCAACAGTTACGATCGAATTATCTAAGTATCCCATTTTAATTAATATGTTTTATATAAATATCTGTATATTTTAGTTTTAAGATATGGATGAAACTTCCCCAAATTCATTTGTAGTAAATATTTTATTTAGTTCTACTGCAAACACTTTTCTATTAACAACACGGATAAATCTGTTACCTTGTTCTTGGAAAAGTAAATTAGTGTTGTCTGGGAATGTTTGCACCGTTCTAGTTGCACCTGAACTGGAAATATTAGCATTAAAATAAATGTTTATAATTTCCCTATCTGATAAATTTATTGCTTTTATTGTAGTGTCGGAAGACCCTGGAGAATATAAACTACCTTCGAATTCTTTTAAACTTAATGCAGGATCGTTTTTAGGTAAACTACCACTAGTCAGTTTTGTTCCTTCATATCGTCCATTTACTATACCAGCCTTGGTGTAAGTACAATTCTGTATTTCTGCCGGTGTTGCAGTTTGATTTATTATTGCAGTCAAATTGGTAGGATTTGCCGCATCAGATGTCCTATCTACTTTTTGTGCTATAGCATTTGTCTTAGAAACAGTAGCGTTATTAAACAGTACATTATAGTCGTTGTTTATAAAAGAAAGCTGCACATAAGGTAAAAATACAAAACCGGTATTATCATACCTATATATGTTTTGTTCGTAAGGAGTACCACCTTGTACAACTTCAACTAAAGTAGGAAGCGTATTAAAAACTGCTGGGTCAGTTCTAAAAAAGAACCATCCATTTTTTTTCTGTCTTGCAGTAATATTTAAGGTAACTACTCCTTCAGTAAAATTAAACCTAAGTTTGTCTACTTCTTTTAGTGCTGCTGATATATTTATACCATCA